AAGGAGGTTATTTACATGGCGATTGAAATTACCACAGAACAGGAGCTAAGGAAGTTTCTTGATACGAAGGAAATGGAGTTAGCAACAAGTTTAATGGAGTGTCAAGTAGTCGACGCAGGTCAGACTGAAGTCCTCAAGCGACTCAAGGTGAGGGTTAGAGCTAGTCTTCCCCTGGTTTATACCCATAAGGCAACTCATGCCTGTGCACTCACTAGAGACCTCAGTGTGGGTGGAGCATATATTTTGGATTCTGACCCCCCACCAGTTGGTACAAAGATCGCTCTGACAGTTCGAGTAATTAGTCCGTTCAGAGCGGATATTGGAATGATTGGTGCACGAGTTGTCCGCTCTAATGAAGTTGCCGGACGAGAGGAGGCTGGTTTTGCAGTCGAATTTGAAAACTTAAGTCAGGATCACATAAAGCTCCTTTTCAAATTCGTAAACGAAAGTCTAGGGTCAGGAAGGAGTTGACCGTGGAAGAATTACTAACAAAAGAGAATCAAACAGCCAAGTTGTATGTTTCAAAGAGGAGATCAGTAAGGGTTGAGGTAGCACTACCCGTTAGGTTTACAGACCTAAATGGTCAATTCAGACACGGAAAAACCAGAAACATTAGTGTTGGTGGTGTATTCATCTCCGCAGGGAATGTGAGTATGCCAGTTGGCGTCTTCACTAATTTATGTATTGATCTGCCAAATGATTCACCAATACTGGTTTATGGAAAGGTTGTCTGGACTAACCGCTACGGGTTCGGGATCAAATTTGTGTCCTTAGATCCAAAGGACAAGTCTAGAGTCAGAACTCTGATCAGGAAAATAGCAGTAACACCATAGGAGGATGTTACCTCATGAATTATTACGAGAGAATTATCAGAGAAGGGGCAATGGCGGCAGACAAGTACAAGAAGAGAAAGGATGATCCTATCGAAGGTCTCAAGGCAACTGAAGAAGAACTTGAGAAATTGGATATGGATGCCATCATAATCATAGAAGATATGGGCGATCCTTTCGATCCCGTCATCAAGTAGAAACCTCATCCAAAAATAACCCCCGTTAAGATTCTCCGGAGGGTTATTTTTATCTTCAAAGGAGTGAATATTGGATGAAGAAAATTATGCTTGTTCTTCTGTTATTACTCTGTGGTTGTGGAGGAACGAAGTTCTATTTCTTCGGAATTGATATGGATATAGTCACAGAGGCAAAACCGAAAGATTGGGCATACGTCGGTGCTGGAATTGTAACAAGTATAGGAGTACACACTGCTGGTCACTGGTTAGCAGGAGAGATTTGGGGTGTTGATTGGCACTTCGAAAACGGTTATAGAGCTGAACACGTAGATGACCACGATAGCGATAGTGATTTGAGATGGTTTGCACGTGGAGGGTTTGTCCTTCAACACAGTGTTGGCCTTGCTCTAACCAGTTTTGAGGCAACAAGATATTCCTATTTCACCAAGGGATATGTTGGTACAGCAGCAATTGGTACTTGGTTTTATCCCGTCATGCATAACTCTAAATATAATGATTTTAAGACGATAGATGATGCAGGCGGTAATGGTGACTTAGAATATGCAATTTACAGCACAATTGCTCTACACAATGTACTACGAGTTCCGTGGTATAAATTGGAGGAGGATCAGAAAACGAGAGAGGAGTAGAGAATGAAGAAACTTTTAATCATAATAATAGGTTTGGTAATTCTATCCTGCAAAACCACAAATGCTGGACAGAACTACCAAACGAATCTTCCCCCTGAGGAAAAGATACAGTGCAGGATTATAGTCAAGCGTTTCAAGGCCACAACCCAAGACTATGAACCTGTAGAGGATGCAAAGGTTACAGTTATCGGAAGTCAGAAAGAACTTCCTCGCCCAGCTGATTATATCGTATTAGGTTCAATGGAAATAGTGGCCACGCAGGAGTGTAGACTCGATGAGGTCCTCGATGCTATAAAAACAGGAGCAGGAGGATTTGGTGCAAACTATGTTTTACCTTGGAATGTCCAAACTAAAAGTAGTGATGCCTTTGAAACTACGATTGATAAATGGATAAGGGAGAAACCTGTAAATACTTATATCTTACTCAGGAAAGAGAATCTTCTCCTTTAAGATGAAAGTCGAAAAAATAACCCCCCGAGATTTACCCGGAGGGTTATTTTTGTTACTATTTTTTTTGGTTTTAGACGATGAAGAAGTTGAGTTCGATCTTCTCAACAACCCTTGTTGGTTCAAGGATAACATTGACGTGGAAGGTCTTTCTCTTCCTCTCATAATCTGTTGCACCAACTTCAACACTGAAATTATACAGACCTCTTCGCCTCTTAATATCCTCTAGGAACAGAACAATATCACCTGACACTTGACTCCAGGTCAGTTGATCATTCTGCTCAAAGATGAAGTATCTGCAATACTCCTCTAGAGCTCTCTTGATATAGAGAACAAGGCGTACAATATTCAGATCTTGCAGAGCACTTGCCTTTGCCTGACTCGTTAACTGACCCCACACAACATAACCCGGATTGAATTTCACAATTGGGTTTAGTTGTTTGAGATACATTTGGTCTCTCTGACCCAACTTCGGATTGAAGCGGAGTTCCTTAATATCATCAATTGCCGCACGATTGAAACCTGCAACAGCAAACCAGACTTCTGCTACAGAATCATTTCTTGGCAATAGATAGGAAATATGGAATACTGGGGAGAACCATACATCCCTACCAGTAAATATGTCGTAGACCTTGTTATATGACTCATACAACGCGACAAAGTAAGTATTGAATGTATGTACATCCTGCCTCTGTGAAATGGCAGCATTGAATGTTGCATTGTCTCCGTTGTCTAATAGAGCAACACAGTCACGCCTCGTCTGGACAAGAGATGAGATTTGCTGTTTAACTTCAGTTGGATAACCACAGTCAAATACAGCGCTCATATAAAAATTCTCTGTATCCAAAACCTCATCGACAAGACTTGAACCGTCTATTGCACTTGTCAGATTTCCTGCATATGCTTGGGCTAATAGCAGAGTTGCCTCTGTTGTGACAAGATCCCCAGTTGCATCTAGCAAAGCGCCCTCTGAACCATATTTCAATGGAACAGGTTCAGCTGAAGTAAATGCAGTTGCGACACTTGTATTTGACTGTTTGATCTCATAAGTGATGCCTACGCCATCGTCAAATACTGAGACGTCACCAACCCAAGACTGACTTGCACCCGTGAGGTTACGAGAATCAAATACATTGACTGTGTCGTTTTCAGAACCACCAGAAGCACCCAACCAACCATAAAGCACATTACCTCTAGCATCCTTTGCAACAACCATATAGGTTGAATTTCCAGTTTCTGCAGCATTTTGCCAATCGCTAAAGTCTTGCTTGTTATCAGTGATTGTTGCAGATCCTGGTGTCTCAACTACGGATACTGTACCAATTTCTTTATCATAACGTCTTGAGAGAATATTGTAACCCTCAGACCATTCACCATTGGCCCTCATCATACTTGCTCTTAGGAGGGTTGAATAAGTTTCAAGAACGTCAACAATAAACATTGAAGTTCCTGCATCGTCCAATGCATCTGGTCTAAAAGATATCTCAAAAGACTCTATAATAACATCGTCACCATCTGATTGTTTCTCATAAATATCTAGCACATAAACATCATTGAATAGCGGATTTGAGTGTTCGACCAATCTGATGCCAATGTTATTATACCATTGACCTCTCCCTATTGGATAGATAAAGCAAAGGGGATAGGTATCACCAGATGGTTCTAGGTTAGAAGTGATTTCTGCTTTCGAGTTAAGTGAATCATTGTAGGTGATTTGGACTGAAGCTGTTGCATCTACATCTGCATAAACAGCATCAATTCTTAAGTTTGCGAATGTGGCATCATCCGGAAGTGCTCGGATGAAGTACATTGCTCCAGATTCGCCTAGGTAATTGTAAGCACAGTATAGACCTTGACCATAACTTTGTCCATACGTTTCGATATTTGGTTCGCCATACTCACCAACTAATTCACTACGAGAACCAATAAATTTGAATTTATTGTCCTCACCCTTCTCTGTCAACGCACAGAAGAAACCAATTGTTCCAGGTACCGCCTGTACGTATGTTGACAGGTCAATGATCTTAGTATATACACCTGGAGAGATATTTGCCATATGAAATTCCTCCTAGTTGTCTCTCTAATTAGCACGCTCTAATAGAAATCTTCCTTTCTCTAGGTGTATATTTTTTTAATCCCTTTTTTTGTCTTCTTCTCTAGAAATAGATATACCACACAATAACTAGCTGACGAGTAGAATCTTTTACAATTGTTGGAAATGTAACTCTCGCAAATAAGCTAAATGGACCCGATTCGCCTCCAGATTTGCTTGGGGCTACATAGAGACCTGCCTCACTCAATAATTCTCCATTGGCGTCTGCGGTTCCAATTGTCGTTGTAACTTGTCCTATTAACCACTGATCGTCATTTGCGTCATCCTGGTAAAAAACAACTGTATCAATTGGGTGCTTGTAATAAAAACCACCACGAAAATCTCCATAGCTAGTATCAGTTGCACTTATTGGAACTTCACTAGCCATATCGGTATCATAATTAGTCGGCAAAATCGGATCTAACGGATCGCCTGGAGTAACTCCTCCATCGCCCAGACCTAACCATCCAATAAAATCCTCTTTAACTGGTACTATGCTTGGGTTATCAACATTGAAAACTCTCACAGCTACATATTCACGCCCAAGATAAACTACAAGATTATCACTTGAATAGATTTTCTTTCTTTCTCCATCCTTTTCTTCAAAAATATCGACTCTACCTTTGGGTTTTCGGAGAATTGTATCTTTCTCTTGTACTCCATCACCGAAACAGTGTTCTCCGTATTCGTCTTTTACTTCGACGTGAATTGTCTCTATTTTGCTCATGTCCAAATCCTCTTTACTGAGATTGTTTTTAATTTGTTCTAATATAAATGCAAATTAAGTAGTCGCTCATTACCAGTTTAATTAGAATAGAGCTGTTCCACACTTAGAGCAGAAATCAGCACTAGACTTTGATTTGGTTCCACAAGTTGGACAACTAACCTTACTTTTGGTTGTCACAGGTTTCTTAACAGGAGTCATATTAGATTTGACTCCTCTTAGTTTTATTGTGATAACGTGAGAATTGTTTTCTAGTTCTCTGAAATGTCCCTGACTAAACCTTTGACCTGAATGTGACCCAGGAACAGTAATACCCTCATCTTCAGCAGGTTTAGAATTTTCATGTAAGATCGTTGAGTGGCTAGTCGATCTAGGTGTTCCTGATTGACCATCAGAGAAAGCACAATTCATCACCTGAACATCATTAGACTGTGCAATTGTACCCGTTTCAACTTCTCCATTTGAATTAGTGAATGTATACTGTACAGACGAATCATCCGTCTTATTACTAAATGAACCACATTCATAATAATAATACGGAGGGCAACAACAAGGGTAACAACCACACCTAGAACAGGTCCACGTCCAATAGGGAATATAGGGTGGATAACACCGTCTATATCTTCTCCTATAGACTATCTCCTCTTCAATCTTCTTTTCAAACCTGTACTCAATTCTGATAACTCCGTCATCAATTCTATCACCACGATGTTTGGTTATTTCTTCAGTCTTCTGAATAAACTTAAATTTATTCTTGACTTGATATCCCTTTAAAAAACCTTCGAGTTCTACTTCCGAATTTGGATCAAGAATTAGAGATCCATCGACTACGTCCTGACCGTCAATCGAAACATTCACGACTGCTTTTCTTGACTCAAGGTTTTTCAATAGAAGGGAATACTCTGAACCAAATGGTAGGGTAACAGTATCGTCTTTTTCTCTCAAGACTTTACCGTTACATTTGACAACGGCAACGAAGCGATCTTTGTACACCATGACTACCTCCTTTTACAGGGCATCGTCTAAACCCTCAATGTTTAAAGACGATTGGAGTTTAAGTAACGAGCGACTACTCTATTTATTTGTTCTACTATGGCGGTGTAGTTGTAGTTGTCGTGGTTATATAACTAACTAAACAGAAGTTATCAAGCGCAATCTCAAGTATCGGAGCAGAACCAGTTAAATTTCTAAGTTGGAACGTCAATGGATAAACCACATTGCCTACTGGGTGTGTTACTTGTGTCCACTGAGCAATTAGAACCCAAGATCCGCCACTCCAATAATAAGTCGACCATATACTACCTACTCTTGCTAAACGTAACTTTCCTGACATATCAGCAGTAGCAACAGCACCTAAATATCCAAACGAACTGCCACTACAGTAGTAAAGGCGATATTCATGCACTCCACTCCAGACACCTCTCATTACTCCAACATAAGTACCATTACAGAATCCAATAGCAGCTTGATCCCAACCCGACATAATTATATACCAGTCTTCTGAAATTGTACTTTGGAGTATCTCATAATCGACTTGAACATCAAAGTCTCCAACTCCAAGATTGAAGACAGAGTCAACTTCCGGGTTAGGAGTTCCAGACATGTATAGATTGAGTTTATTATTTAGAATTCTAACTTCATTACCAGTTCCGCCAAACGTCACGTCAGTCCAAAGTGCTGGATTAGGCGGACTATAGTCTGGTCCAGCAAATGAGTCTCCAATAGGACCCCAGCAGGTAGTTGTAGTTGTTGATGTTGTGGAGGTTGTAGTAGTAGTCGTAGTAGTTGTAGTAGTAACTGTACTTGTAGTAGAGGTTGTTGACGTAACTGTTGTAGTCGTGGTAATTATCGCGGTCGAATCTTGTATATAAATTTGAACAATATCCTTACTACCCATACAATCAAATAAACCTTCTTCATCAAAATCTTGCCAACCACCTGCCATATAACCATATAGATAGAAAGGTTCATCCGGAGGTGTTGGATCCGGGATAGGAGGTAATGTCAGAGTTGTATATTCTTGATCTACCCATTGGAGAGATTCATCGACCCACTGGGTCTGCCAATGCGGACTATTGTTAATCCATTGGGTTAACAGTACCTCAATTGGGACGCATTGACTCTCATCATCTATCCACTGTCCTTCTTCTTCAACCCACTGTTCTTCTTGACCAGTCCACTGACAAATTTCCGGAGGCAGTGTAGTACTCAAAGTTATTGTTGCTGTTGTATCGAAGTTGTAGTCAATTACTGCTGAACCATCTGGTAGGCAGGAGTAGAAATCGTGTACATCCTGACGCACTGTAAGACGTACGTCGTCTAAATCATCTACAATTCCACTATCATAATATGAACCACAGTCATAATATTCTCTTGCATAATATAGAGCAGCTGTTGAATCACAAGGAGACGTCTCTGGATATGGACAACATGGAATACTATCAGCAACTGGGGTATCAACAACCGTCTGATAAATAATCATCGAAGATGCGTCGTCAAGTCTAATAGAATCTAACAGAGCATCATCGAAAATTGCTGCTGATTCAAAGAAAGCGAGTCTTGCTCTATAAGGTTTAAAGAAATCAATAACTTGCTTAATTAAGAATGGAATGCCCGCAGCAATTGAACCAAGATTTGGATATGCACCAAAATG